CTTCTTGTAGCCGCCGCCATTACCCATGGCAACACCGCCAGTCTTCAGACCCTTGTGGGCCTTGCTGGCAGGCTTGGACTCGTGAGACTTCAGTTCTTTTTCAAGACCCTTCATCTTCGAGGCTTCTGCCTTGTGTTCCTTCTCAGTCTCTCCACCCTTCTTCATCATCGGGGTAGACATCTTCGGCTTGGCAGTCATCGCCTTACGACGGGATGCCATAGAAGGTTTGCCGGGGGTACGCACAGGGGCGTTGACAGCAGGACGGCCAACAAGAGCAGGTGTGCCCATGATTGCGCCAAGAGCGCCACCATCAGCCATCTTCTTGTGACCCGACCCTTTGTCGCTAGACTTCATTTTGGTCATTGATTTGACGGAGCCACCTTTCTTCAGTTTGAGTTCAACTGAAGGCTCGGTGGTCATCATCTTGACCATTGGTTTGAATTGGCCCATGATGTGCCTCCTCAAACTTTCTGAGCATACACAACGGTCAGGCGATAAATGCCTTGCGTAGTGCTGATCGTACCGTTGGGGTCGACAGTGATAACGACAGAGGTATTGCTACCAATGTCATCCATTGCCGCACACTGAGCGGTGGTGAAAGATAATGCGACGCGACCGCCACCAATGACATCAGTTGCCGATAGGTACTGAGTACCTGCGGCGGCAGTGCCGATGGTTGCATTGATCGCGGTTGCGGTGCCACCCCCAACCACTTCATCTTGGATGGTATCGATGAAAAAGTCGATGATCTGAGAAGAAGCGGGGAGAGTCAGCGTCGCACTTGTCGCGGTACCTGCGGCGGCGGTAGTGACAGTTGTGGTCTGGCTCACGACGACGAATCCGCCGTCGGTAGAGTCAGTCAGCGTGTCACTGCCCGTGCGCAGGGTAGAACCGATGTAAGTTTGTGACATATTGATCTCCTGTGAAGAGGGGGCACAAGGCCCCCAACTCGGTTTTTAGACGCCCGGAGTGCCATACATGGCACGGGGATCAGTGAAACCGACATCGTAACGCTCTGTCGCTTTGTAGCGCATAGAGTCAGTCTCGAAGTCACCTTCCATCGTCTTCTCTAACTTACGACGCATCATCAACTTCATGCCCTCTGGAGCGTCGGTCTGCACCCACCATGCGGTGGCTGAAGTCAAACGCGAGAGAACAGCGGCACCCTCGTCGAGCAAGCCGATGGACTTGATCGGGTTGATGTCGTTGTTGGCGTTGCCAGCACGGAGAACAGATTTCAGCAGAACTTCGGCTTGGAAGACATTGCCGGGAGCGACCACCAGTTGGCGGGGCACCAGACGAATCTTCTTGCCGTTGTTGTCCACAGCCTGACGAATCTGAATCAGCATCTGTTCGAGAGATGTCTGAGACAGGTTAGCGGCGGTCGACAGAAGGTTGCTGAAGGTACCGTTCACGATAGGATGGCTTGCGCTGTTCAACTGAACGCCGTCACCGCCCGGATAAGAGGCGTTGAACGCACGGTTCAGCACATTGGCAGACAAGGTTTCCTTGGTCTCGATCAGTGACTGAGCGAGATGGCGGGCATAAACCTGACCGATACGGATGTGGTCGCCGTCCTCAACAAGCACTTTGGTCAATGCGAAGGCGAGGCCATACACATTGTAGACATAGCGCTTGAGGAACAGCACGCCGCCCTGCTGATAAGAAACCGGAGTTCCGTCAGGCAGTTGAGGAGCGGCACCAAATCCATACAGGACTGGTTCCTCGTGATAGTTACGGGGGATACCTTCTTGTTCGCGGAAAACACGCGACCATTCGTCGGTACGCTGGTCATAGACTCCATCGAAGCATTCATTGAGGATTGGCTCAACAATACTTCTAAAGTCGGTACTACGCATCGGAGCGGCCATGATTCACCCCTTTCTTAAATGGCGTTAACGGGCGCTTGGAACTGCGCTTCGTTAATAGTGGCACGCACAATCGTGTACGCATCTCCCCAAGCGTTGTCGGGGTACGGAGCGAGGTCAACGATACGCATCTGAGCGCTGTTACCAGCACCAGCGAGAGTCGAAGACAGAGTTGCTTGAGACAAGCCAGTCACATTAGAACCAGCAGTGGTGTTGCTGAGGTCAGCCTCATCACCGATAGCGCTTTGTGCAACAGAGCCGTCAGCCTGAATTTCATAAACGATCAGGGGATCGTTATAGAAGTAGGCAACGCATGAACCAGTTTGGTATGCAGTAGATGCAGGCCAGTAGTTCGATACGCGACGACGGCCAGTGGTGTCAGTGAACTCTACGCCAGCAAAAGCGCCAGCGAAGGACTGACCTGCGGCCGCAGGCTCAATGGTTCCACCCGTTACATAACGAACAGGTTGACCTTTCAAAATGTCCGAGCCGTAGCCCGAAACGATACCGTTAGCCAGCGCTTGAGCGCGATCCAAACCGGAAGGATGGAACGCAGGGCGCAGACCGAACGGAGCATTAGTAGCAGACATAGTCTTACTCCTTGTTTAGTTAAACACCCCTTTACCCTTGGAAAATGGGCGCAGGGATCGGTTTGTCAATGTTGTCCAGACCATCACCTTCGACTTCACCTAGTTGGCGTCCCTTGCTGTCTCGACCAGCCATCTGCTCGGCTTGAACGCGAATTTTGTTCGCCTCTTCGAGCGGTGCCTCGTGGTGGAAATGAGCCATAACTTCTTGGTACACATCCATAGGAATCTTGTACAGAAGCATCTCATTACAAGCCACAAAACCAGCGTGTTCTCCAGCCTTTACGCGGTTATTCTCAAAACCCGGGACTTCGTCTGCCTTTACAGGCACATAGCCCAAGCGAATCCGCTTATCGATGCTGTCGTAACTATTGGTTGTCGACAACCAGCACAAATGCCAACCCGGAATCTCCGGTACTTCTGGCAATGCTCTTTGTGTCCATTCATCCTTCCACATCTTGCGACGCTCATCGGACGACACGAATTTGTCTTCAGGTGCCTCTCGAACTTTATCAAGACTCGCGCGGCTTTCGCGTCCACCTGCGGACAAAGATTTCTTTAAACGAGAATCCATTTTCTATTCCTCCAGTTAATATTTGCGTGCTTCTTGGGCATAACGACGAATCATTTTTGCCCGCTTATCAGGGTCATCCCACATTCCTGCATCTTTCATTGCCCTCACCTGATCTGGTGTGAGCGTGAAGGTATTTCTACCCCCACTACTTGATGCATTCTCGCGGCCTGAACCTGTCACTGCGCTACGCGGTCTGGAGTTTCGAGTTGTTCTCTCGCCCTCCTCCCCAGTATAACGGTGAGGTAAATATTTTTGCAAGCGATTGTCAAGTTCATCCCAATACTCTTGACTCTTGGGATTAAAACCTTCATCAGCCAGCGATTGGTCAATGGTTAGAGCCACGCGAGAGTCAGCATCACCCCCTTGTGGGTCGTACCAGTCATTTTTTGCCATCCACGCATTTGCATAGCGTTGCAGTTGCGGATCGGGGGCCTGAATAGTGCGTTGGCGTTGCGGTGCAACAGCCTTTTTCTTCACTGCCTCAAGCGCCTCGAACTGGCGGCGTGCCTCAAACCACATTTCTTGCGCAGAAGTGAGCAATTCGCCGTTTCCGGTCGATGTAGCCTCCGCAATCTTCTGTTTTGCAAACAGAATTCGTGCGTGCTGGTCTTCCAGAGCCTTATTTAGGCGGGCAATGTCGCTTCCGTGGGACTTTTTCTCTAAAACAGAGAGTCTTTCAAGCAATTCTTGGTTTTGACGCTCTAAAAGAGTGAGTTTTACATCTTTTTCGGCGGCTACCTGCTTGTGATAGTCCTTACGGGCGCGGCGTTTGGCGCGTTTTTGCTCCCGAAGGCGCTCTGCCTCAGGGTCAACCTCGCCACCAACGGCCATTTCACGCTGTCGAGCGGCCTCATCGTCCTCATCGGAGCCATGATCGTCGTCTTCTGCGGTGCTTCCGGGCGAAGGGATGCTAGGAGGCAGTTCAATAGTTGCTGAACCGTCTTTTTCCTCCTGAATAGCGATCACTTCGACATCTTGTGCGTCTTTTGTGTCAGTACTCATACGAATGCCCTCACGGTTAATGGGTTACCAGTGATCTTGGCGATCACTTCGTGGTCATTGAGAACCATAAACAGGACGGGATCGTCTTCACCGGGTATCTCTACCTCCCAGCGGTCACCGCCCCACTTGGGAACGCGCAGGTAATCACCCACTTGGCACCATGCCCCTTCGGGCCAGTCTTCCATCGTGTCGCGCTTTTTGAACGCGAGAGGGCCAATCTCGATCACTTTCGCGACCATGTTGTTCCACTTCTCGGTTTCCCTAGTCTCTTCGACCAAAATAATCCCGGCACTCGTTGCCTTTTGCTTTGTCCGGCGCAGTTGCACAAGAATGCGTGCGCCAAGAGGTTTAGCACCGGGGTCTACAGCAGGAAATGCATCCCGCAAATCAGCGTCGTTAAACGCTTCCGGTTCACTCATTTTCATCTTCTTCCTTCAATAAGTTGTTGAGAATGGCGAGAGACTCGTCCAAACCCTGAAGTTGGCCGACCAGCCTCTGATACGACTCGAAATTGACGCAGTTACCTGCGGCCAATGACTCGGCGATCTCGGCTCTACGCGCTTTTACAGCGCCAATGAAGTCGGACACATACCTCATGCGTTTTTCTTGTCCACGCCCTTGTTTTGGGAGAAATTCCCGTGGTCGCTATTTGCTTTTGGTTGGGTCGCTGTACCTTGCTCTTTCAATTCACTGCCATTGATCCACGCGCCAGCCGCGTTGCGGTGGTGCTGTTTGACTGCTTCGGACTGCTCGTCCTTGGTTGTTACGGCCATGATTAACCTCCTAGTTTGCGTTGGGTTGCCTCATTGAGGCGGATTGCAGTCTCAGACTGCTCTTTTTGCAGTTTGGCCTCGTCGACCGTAAGGTCTGCGGCTTTCATGCGCTCTTGTGTCAGGTTGTTTTCCGCGTTCATAGCGATCTTGACCTGACGATCTTGCTCTTTGCCTGCCATGTCTGCCTGCAAGCGGGCGGCGGCGATCTGGTTGTCTGCCTGATCCTTGGCGGCGCGGCGCTGGGTCTCGGCCAAAGAAGCCTGCAACACGGCTTGAGCCTCGCCATCCATTGGCGGTTGCTGTTGCATGGACTTCTGCATCTCCATCATGACCTGAGTCAACTGCTGGATTGCTGGCATAACGCCTTGGAAGACCTGCTGGGTGTCCATCTTCACATGGTCTGAGGCCAGAGCAATGGCTTGGTCGATCTGCTTGACCAGTTTGCTGTCCTCGTACTTGTCGAAATTGACCTGCGCCCCACCCTGCACATAGCCCGACATCTGGCTGGTGTACCAAAGCATCATGTGTTGCTTCAAGTGTTCCAGCATCTGCGGAATGTACTTTGTAGCGATCAGGCGGTTCGAGCCAAGGTTGGGGTCAAGCGCAAAGTTCAAATGGGCTTGGATGTGCGCTAAATGGTCTTGGCGGGGGTATGCAAAGGCAGGGCGCCCCAGAGCCATAGCGCTGTTCTCGTCTGCGGCGTTCATCTCCGCAGGCTTGGCCGCATTCGGGATCAGTTCGTTGACATTGGGCACCTTCAACTGCTTGAGCATCCGGCCCACTACGGCACGCTGATCGAAAATCTGCGGGTACTTCTCGGCCATCTGAAGCACAGCCTGCATCTGGGTGATGCGCTGGGTCTCAGAGAAGATATGCGGGTCGCTGACGGGCACCACATCGCTGTTGCGCTTGAAGTCATCCCTGCGAATTGGCAACTCGGCGACCACATCACCCTTGCGTTGCTCATCCAAATACCAGCGGTTGATGCGGCCAAGAATCTTCAGCACGCGGCCTTGGCTGTCATGCAGGCGGGCGTGGATGCTGGAAAATACTGCGGCGCCTTGCTCGATCAGTGCCTGCGTGGTTCCGACAGGGGTGCCAGACTTCACATCGGCAATCTTCTCCTCTGCGGTGGTTACCACGCCTTTGGCGGCTGTCGTAATCCATCCCAGCAACTCCATAAGGACGGGAGAAGGCGGATTAAACGGCATCGGCATCGCGATCTTGCGGACATCGTCCACACCCGGGGCGCCTTCAATCTCGGTGACCTGCGTGACCTCCACATTCTGCGACTGGCCGCTGATCTTGGCGCCCTTGATCTTGAGCATTGTGGCGCTGTTGTTGATGTGCGCGGTATCCAGAAGGGCGCGTAGGGCACCCGTTAGCGCGGCTGACAGACCACCGATCAGGTGGGGCAGGCCGATAGCATAAGCACCGCGCCACGGGATGAACTTGAACTCAACGATCCAGTCAAGTTTGGTCATCGTGGTGTCGCCCTCTTCCCAGTTACGGTAAAGGCCAATCACCTCGTTTTCCATATCGTCGATCATGAGGATGTACGGGGCGTTCTCTCCCTTGCTGTAGTTGTCCTCATCCAGACTGAGCCATGTGTAGATGTGATAGACCCGGCGCAGGCCGTCTTCACCGTCTTGGTATTGCTTGCCCTCGATCTTCTCGTTGGCCTTCTGTGCGGCGGTTTGCTCAGGCTCTGTGGTGGCGCGGATCAGGCTGATGTCGCGGTATAGGCCCCGGTCGATGCGCTGTTGGAACTCCCACTGCGTGATGTCCTGCATCTCGGTCGCACGCTGTGCGGTGTAGAAGTTCGTTGCGGCAAAGGGCAAAAGGATATTGTCGATTGGCACAAACTCAGCGCACGGGCGGCGCTTGCTCTCGTCGTACCAGAGTTTCAGGAACTGCGAACCACCAAGCGGCAACTGGGTCAGCAACTGCTCCTGCTCGTCTCGGAACTCTTCAATCTGTTCGACCAACTGCCAGTTCATGTAGTCGCGCTTGCGCTCGGCAATCTCGGTCTTCTCGTCGGTGACCTCGCCCAGAATCTTGGTGCGGGTCGGGCCATCAGGCGGAAACATTTCCTTCATGGCGCGGGATGCAAAGTCCACGCAGGCTTCTGCCATGATCGGATGCACCACCTTGCTGGCGCCTTGGAACTGGGCACCACCGGGCGCGTCATTGCCCAAGCCAGTGCGCTTCAATCCCTCTTCGTACTGCTTATCCCGCTCTTTGCGGGCCTCTTTATCTTTGCCGATCAATTGGACATAGCGCATTGCGATCTTGTCCAACTCGAACGGGTTAAACACATCGGCAAGGTTTTGGTAGAAGTCTTCGTTTTCGCTCGGGCCGTTGAAATCCTCCAACTTCACCACGGCGGAACCGTCGGGCAACTCCTCGACTTCGGCATTCTCTGGCGGCAACTCGACCTCAACACCCCCGTCGGCGGTCTCTTTCAGACCCTCTATAAAGCGCCCAAACTGTGGGTCAATTGGCATTTCAGGCATAAATAACCCCTTTGCATTCGTTTAATTTCGTGTTAGACTGGGGTTTGTGAAAACAATTGTCCATTACCCCTTTATTGTTCGACCCATCCCTGACGGCTGGGAGGTTCGGTTCGTCCGTGCGGAGCGTCCGTTCCGCGTGGCGGATTTTGATGAGCGCGAAGAGGCTTTGGTTCATGCTCAGACTCTCAATCAACGGTGGCAGGCTGAACACCGCGCATGGATTCAAGCCCGCTCTTTGATCTTCCGGTTGCAGGAAAGAGCCGCTTCTCAGCACGCTGGAGGCGCTCACGCATCGCTTTGGACTCGGCTGAAGGCTCTCTTGCGCCTTCGGTAGCGTAGTCACTCCTGCCCATATACATCAGGTCTTTACCCGGCTCTGACTTGCCGTAGGTGATCTTGGCCCGCTTGCCGAGGATTGCGTCTGCGACGCTTTGGGCCGTCAAAAACTCGGTCGGCACCTGACCCTTAGTCATCTCAAACGGGGCGATCACCACGCCGCCTAAACGCGGGTTGTGGGCCACGATCATGCCCGGTAGGGCCTCACCCAATGCCTGCACCTCTTTATTGGTCAGGGCGCCCTTTTTGGGCTTAATAAGCATGGCCGAAGCGTCCTTGATCTCGTTGGTCATCATCGGCACAAAGCGGTGTGCGGCCATAGCCTCTTGATTCAACTCCCGGCCAGCGGTCGCAATGTCAGCACGCAGGGCTTTGTTCTTTGATAGGTCGCCAGCAAACGGAACATCGATAGCGACCAGCGGGTTGGTTTCCAGTTCCCCGGCCTCATTGAGGTAGACCCCTTGGCCCGGTTTCTTGGTCGTCTTCTTGCCGCCCATCGTAGACATGGAGACGGGGGCGCCTTCCCCGGTGATCAACCGCTTGGTTGCGGTCTCTTGCCACTGTCTTGGCAGGGCTTGGGCAAGGTCTGGTGCCACTGCCTCAACTGTGAGGGTGGCGGGCGAGAACGGTCTGCGTGCGGCGGCGGTCGCAGTATTCAACCCAGACTCAACGGCACGGGCGCCTTTCTGCGCGGCCTCCACTCCCTTTGCCGCACCCTTAGCGGCTCCGGTTGCGGTCGGCGACAGAATCGACAGACCCGTCTCCATCATGGGGCGCTCGGTATCAGTCGTCATACCGAAGTCGCGCATCTTGTCCTTCAGATATTCAGAGCCGCCCACAGGCTTCTCAGAAGCCAATCGGTTTTCGACTCGCTTACCACTCGCTATATCTCGGACGGTGTCAATACCCTCCAGCCCCATGTTGATCAGGTCAACAGGGATGCCAGCCAGCGGAGCAATCACGCCACGGTTGATCAGGTCGGTCACGGCGCCCTTCTTCTTCAGGCTTGCCATCTCTTCTTTGCCCTGCTCTTTTGCCATGCGGGCCAGTATCTCGGCCATCAGTTTGGCCTTGCTGGCTTGGTCAGGCGGGGGCGTCAACATCTCCTCGGGGCTTGATGCGCCACCTTCGGCAAAGCGTGCCGCGCCACCCTTTCGCATCTCCACATCGCCAAGGATGGCTTTTGCAGGGATGTCGAACTCTTGCCAGTCATCGCCCTCTTCGTAGCGAACACGGTAGCCGGGTTCGTATGGTGTGCGCAGGGCCTTCCCTGTCTCGGGGTCTTTGCGTGCCTTCATGCCCCCACCGCTCGTGTCATAGATCACCTGATTGCCAACGCGGGTGCGACCGAGGATGGTGTAGGGAGGTTTGTTCTTGGCCGCGCTGTCCTTAGTGAACACGCGCTGGCCCTTGTCGTATTTGTACTCAAAGCCCTCCATCATCTTGTTGGCTTCGGCTACGCGCTGTCGTATTTGATCGCCCAGCGAGGTGTGGAAGTCTTGCAATGTAGTCAGGTCTTTCTCGGCGGTTTGGGGCGCGGCCATGCCAGCCTCTTTTGCCGCCTTCTGGATTGCTTTGCCAGCCTTGGCCCAACCACCACCAGCGGCTCTCCACGGCAGGCTCTTGATCTCGCCACCCTTGGCGTACTCACCGCCGTAATTCATTGATCCGCTGTCGGTCGTATCTGGCGTCATGTTATCGATCACGCCGCCGTCGGCTTTCATGGGCAACTTCTTGAATACCGCACCACCTCCAGCAAAGTGCTTCTCCAGCATAGCGTCCAGTTTTTTCTGGTACTCGGCCTCGCTGACCTTGCCACCCTTTTTCTTGAGGTAGGTCTTGCCGCGCAGAACATCCTCCATCACCTGCCGGGGGTTCTGCCCGGTCTGCTCTGCGGTGCGGCGGATCATGCGCTCAAGGTTCTCGATATACAACTCAGGCTTGGTCTTGAGAGCCGTCACATCAGCCGATCCATACCAGCCCAGCGCCTGCGCCTCGGCGGGCGCGACACCTTTGCGCTTGGCGGCGCGTTGCCACAAGTCCTCGAAGCCAGCATACTCAGAGCCAGAGGGAGCGGCTTCCCAAAAGCCGGGGCGTTCTTTTGCCTGCTTGATGCTCATCAACCCAGACTCGACTTGCTTGCGGGGGAAGTGAGTCGCAATGACATTACCCTCTTCGTCCTTCTCGACCAACTTGGACGCCAGCCAGCGGGGATCACCACGCTCGATGATCGGGCCGCGCACTGCATTGACATCCACAGTCACGGGCTTGAGGTTGCCCTGATAGTTCCGGTAGAAGGTTCCCAACTTTTTGTCGGGAGGCAGGGCGCCTTCGATGTCACCAGAGGCAATCTGCTTACCCCGGGAGAAGATGTCACCCTGCGCCAACGATCCGTATCCGGGCGGCAGTTCGATGGCCGTGCCTTCTGGCCGCTCCTGCTTGCCGCGCTTGATCTTGTTGGTCAGTAGGAATGCATCCTCCGGCAGTCCGCCAGTCTGACTGAGGTGCCAGAGGTAAGAACCCATTCTGTTTTGCTGATCGACCGGATTGCGCTGTGACGCTGAGGCCATCTGGGCGAGGAAGGTGTCGAAGTCCTTCTGACTCATGCCGATGTCCATCGCCACTTGGCGGAGCGGCTCGGTGCCATACCACTCACGCATCCCCAACTCGTCACCCTTCTCGATCAGGGTGTCGACCTTCTTGCGGGCTGTCGGGCTGTCCAGCAGGTCTTGCATCCGCTCGGTGTACTTGGGCTTCTCGCCCTTCGCTCTGGCCTTGTCCACCATCGGCATCCGGGGCAGGTCTTTCTGCTCCACGCCCGGTGTGTACATCCCGGATGACCGGGGCATCAGGGGCAAGCCAGTTCCAGACGGCGTCGTCATGGGCGCCTGCTTCGCCTTGAGCGCCTCCTCCAACTTCCCCGTCTTCTCTGTGTCCTTGATTGCTTTGTATGCGGCCTCCGCTTCATTCGATGCTTGCTCGAATGCCTTTGCGAACTTTGCTCCCGCTTTTCTTAGGTCTGCCATGTTGTCCCCTTACACCGCGTATGGATTGACGCGCTTAGGCATGGCGTCGAAATAATCCTCATCATCATCATAACGAGGCTCTGGATTTATATCTAGCCATCCTGCGTCCTTCAGGTATCGGATGGCCTGCGTTGCACTGTCGACATAGTCGTCATGCGATGAGTCGGGGAACGAACACAACTGGGAAAGAAAACCTTCGCACCAGTCCTTCACAAATCCTTTGCGCACCGATGACTCAGGCAACCAGACGCGGCCAGTCGCAAAGATGGATGCGGTGATCTGGAGGCGTTGCATCTTGTCGGCCTTGCCCGGGTTCCACGGGATCACAGGCAGATGGGCGTGGCGCAACTCCTGAATCAGCGAGATGCCTGCGGCCTTGTCCTCGACGAGGATCAGGTCGGGCCGCTTGGCGTCGCGCCCTTCACCGTAAGAGACGCGCCACTCATCTAGCACCTTGGGCTTCAGGCGAGGGAAGTCAAGATGCTCGGCCCAGCAGTCGATCAAAAGGACAGACATCGGGCCATCGAGGGGCTTGAACACGCCCCATGTCGTCATGGCCGTCGGGTCGTTGTAGGTCTTCTCAGAGAAGGCGCAGTCATAGGACTGGATGATGAACTCGAACTTGGGGAACGCCTTGTTAGCGGGCCACAGTTTGAACATATCGCGGGATACGACTTTGCCGTCTTCGAGGTCGACGATCTCGCCCAGCACCTCCTGCTGGTACAACTTGCTCCCCTTGTACTGCTCCAACTGTTTGGAGAAGTTCTCAGCCAGATTGGCCGCGTTCTCGTAGGTCGAGGCGCGGTCGATCACCACATCGTCACCCTCCCGGCCAACGAGGTCGAGGATCAAGTCCTTGGGGCGCGGTGTCGTGGTCACGATCACGCGGGGCTGATCACCCAGACGCAGACCAAACATCATCATGTCCCACGCCTCTTGGATGTAGGTGAATGCGGCCAACTCGTCACACCATGCAAAGTGCCACTGCGGGCCGCGCAGACGCTCGTATGAGTCGGCTGAGATACCCCGGATGATGGAGCCGTTGACCAGTTTGATCTGGTGATCCTGCTTGTTGTAATCGACGATCAGTTCCTGCGGGATCACTGACAGCAGGCCAGACTGACCCTCGAAGCAGGTGAACTTCACATCGTTCGATGTAGGGGCCAGCACGAGGCATCGTGAGCCGGGGGTAGTCCATGCCCACCACCACAGGGCCTCAGCGGCGCTCCGGGTCTTTCCCGCACCCCGGCCAGCCAGCATCATCCAGACGGTGTAGTCCTGCTCCAGCGGGGGCGGTATCTGGTATCGATGGGCACCAGCGACCCATTCAGCGTGCGCCAAGACAGCGATCTGACTCTCCGGGGATTCGGCATCGAACTCCCGGGCCAGTTCGTCGTCGAGGTGTTCAACCAGCACGCTTTGCCATCTCCATAGTCTTGATCAACTCGAAGAGGCGGCTTGACCCGGTGTCCTCTGTCTTGATCGGGGCGCCATCAGGGGTTCCCTCCAGCGCCACGCGGTCGCCGTATTTACGGGGCTTCAGTTTGGCCGCGACCCACTTGCGGGAATCTATCCGCAGGCGCATCCAATTGATGTAGGCCGAATCGAATCGGGTGTTCCCGTCCTTATCGGTCGTCTCCATCGGCATCTCGTCAGCGATGGCTTGAATCTCGTCAGCCAGCGTGTCGGCCTGATCCTCGCGGGCGCGGGCGTACATCTCCGAAAAGACGGGGAAGCGCGTCAACCACAAATAAACGGTGGACTGCGCAGGCATCTTGTCTTCCATGCATATCTGTCTCAGTGCCTCTCCGTTAGCAAGGCGCACGCATATCTCAGATGCTATGGATTCGTCGTACTTAGTAGGACGGCCAGTGATGGGCTTTTTTTGGGCTTGGGCGGGTTTTTGGGCGGCGCCAGTACTTCCGCCTGTCTCGGCGGCTACTGTGGCCTTGGTGGCCTTCTTACGCGGCTTTGTGGCAGTTTCAGGCATTACCCCTAGTCCCCTGTTGAAATTGAATGCGTTTTAGTGTAATCGATTCGCTTTCAATCCGCTAGGGTTTTTGGCGGGGCCAGTGTGTACAACAACCGAACCCCACATTGCGCGGCATCCTGTCGTTCTGGCCCCTCCGCTGTGATCTTAACTTGGCTCTTCAGTTCGCTGGGGATTCGCTGTACTCGATCAACTCTTGCAACTCCGGCTGTTCCGGGGCGCGGTACTGCTCAATCTCGATCCCGGCCTTCAGGGCCGTGACCAAATCGTCTTGAGACGCGACGCGAACCGTGAGCAGTGTATTTGCCACATG